CACGCACATAGGAGCAAAAATAAATGAGTGAAAGCCTTGTTTCAGAAGAAGCTGTTGAATCAGAACCAGTAGACACAGGGGTTAACACTGAATCAACTGGCGACCCTATCTTTAAAAGTGAAGAAGAGATTAATTCTGAAGGTCTTTTGTTAGGCAAATACAAAACGCCAGATGATTTAGCCAAGGCTTATAAAGAACTGGAGTCAAAGCTAGGCGGCAAAGAAGATGATTTGCGGTCTAAGCTAATGGAGGAAATACAAAGCGAAGCCTATAAGGATCGCCCTGATTCCGCTGGCGAATATCAACTCCCTGATTCTGTTGATCAAGAATCAAGTGTTGATAATGAACTACTTCAGTGGTGGTCGGATCATTCCTTTGATAATGGCTATGGGCAGGAGGAATTTCAGAAAGGCATTGAAATGTATATGTCTGCTGTTGGAGCAAACACGCCTGATCTTGATGCCGAATCTGCAAAACTAGGTGATAATGCCAGCACTCGCATTGATTCTGCGAATATGTTTGCCAATAAGTTCTTTCCTAAAGAAGCATTGCCGGCCATTGAACGCATGTGTGAATCACATGAGGGCATAATTGCACTTGAGCATATCATGGAAACAATGAAAGACGGTTCGTTTTCTGGTGAAACGCAACCTTCTGCTGGCATTGATCGGAACGCCTTGAATGAAATGATGCGCGATGATCGTTATCATAATCCCGCAAAGCGTGATCTTCACTTTGTAAAGCAAGTCGATGATGGATTCAAAACCCTTTATGGCTGATGTGGTTCTTAACTCTCATGGGTTGGATTTAGTTAAACTGAAACCATCCCATATCTTTCCATTCTTAAAAGACCTAAGCGATGAGAACAAAAGAGAGTTCTCAGAGGTATATGATTCTGATCCATTAGAGTGTTTGCTTGATTGCCTTAAGGATAAGATGGCATATGCAATAGTTAGGGGCGATGCGCCCCTAGCAATTACTGGAATAACTGAAGAAGCTCAGATGTGGGCATTGTTTTCTAAGTATATGAAGATGAATTGGATTAGGTTTGCTAGAGCCTCCCCTGATTTAATAGGATTTTACCACTTATTCCATGAGAATATTAGCTGCAATGTGTGGACTGAAAGCGATATGATCATTCAATGGTTAGGTTACTTGGAGTTTAAGCCAATACTTCTAAGTAAAGAAAGCAATATACTGCATTTTGTGCGTTGCAAATCAGATAAAAGTAATACTAACAGTCTCGTGTCACGGCCTGTCATGCACTGAGTAGCCCATTTGGATACCTACGTTGAAGTAAACAGACGGATACCCGTTAGTGTTTAACTTTAATTAAGGACTCTTGAAATGGCTAATACAATCGACACAGCCTTTATCAAGCAGTTCGAATCTGAAGTTCATTTGGCGTATCAACGCATGGGTTCCAAACTACGGAATACCGTTCGTACCTCAAGTGTCTCAGCTTCGGTTGCTCGATTCCAAAAAATTGGCACTGGCTCTGCCACTACTAAATCCCGCAATGGTTCCGTTACTCCTATGGAGTTGGCACACACCACTGTAGAAGTCACAATGGCTGACTACTATGCTGCTGAATACATTGATAAACTGGACGAACTAAAGATCAACATCAATGAGCGTCAAGCTGTAGCTAAGTCTGCTGCCGCCGCGCTTGGCCGTAAAACAGATGAAATTCTGGTTACAGCTATGGATGCTGGCGCAAGTTCAACCCAGATCAATGATACTTCTGGTGCGCTTGTCAAAGCTGATATGCTTACCCTGTTTGAAACAATGGGTACTGCAGATATTCCAGAGGACGGCGATCGTTACCTTGCAATGAATCCAAAAGGATTTGCTGACTTATTCCTTATCGATGAGTTTGCATCTTCTGACTATGTTGGTTCTCAAAACCTTCCTTTCGCTGGTGGAATGACCATGAAAGAGTTCCTTGGATTTAAGATTTTCTCAACCTCTGCGGTAACTGGTGGCAAAAACTTTGCTTATCATACATCTGCGCTTGGGCTTGGTATTAACGCTGACGTTTCTACTGAGGTCAACTATGTGGCTGAAAAAGTCTCTCACCTGTGTACTTCTATGATGTCTATGGGGGCTGTCGTTATTCAGTCCGAAGGCATTTATGAAGTCCTCGATAACAACTAAGGAGACTGATTAATGGCTTATGCAGCAGCAGGATTGCATCGAATTGGGGGTGCCAGTGGTGCCGCCCTTTGGATGCACCGAACAGAAGATGCGATCGCGACAGTTAACACGGCAGCTTACTTTAATAATGCAGCAGCAATGTTAAATGTTCGTGATCTAATTATTGTGCAGGATACAGAGGTACCCACAACAAACTTTGTAACTGTACTTTCCAACACTGGTTCAGTAGTGGATGTGTCTGATGGCACAGCCGTTGTTGAAACAGACAGCGATTAAAGGAATGGGGGGCTTTGGCCCCCCACTCACTGAATGGTAGATATAGCCAATACACCAATTAAGATTTGCTCAAGAGCATCCTTGCTAATTGGTGGCAATCCGATTTCGTCTTTTACTGACGGTTCATCTGAAGCTACAGTTGCAGGAGCAATGTATGAAGATATAGCAAGAGCCGCTTTAACTAATTGCAGATGGCGGTTTTCTACTTCTCAAGAACAACTAAGCAGATTAAGCGAAGCGCCTACTGGTAGATTTGATGCAGCGTATCAGCTACCGTCTGGGCTTCTTCTTTTAAATGCCGTTACTATAAATGACTTCAACATTAGCTATGACACTTATGGCAGTAAAGTTTATTGCGATGCTTCAACTAATGATGTGTTAGTTGCTGACTATGTATTTAGGGCAGAAGAAAACACTTGGCCTCCTTATTTTATTGTTGCGGTTGAATACCTGATGGCTGGTGTCTTAGCTATTTCAGTAGCTAGAGACGCAGCTATGGCTAAGATGATGGAAGAAAAAGCTGCAATGCAAATGATGCAAGCTCGACGTCTGCACTCTCAGCAGCAAACAACTAAGAAGCTAAACACATCTAGGTTTATTGCTCAAAGGCGTAGTTAATGCAAAAATATAGGGTTCCAATAAATAGCTTTCAGTTTGGAGAAGTTAGTCCTTCAACACTTTCAAGAATTGATAGCCCGATATATGCGGCTTCTGCACAGAGATTAGAGAATCTTGTTGTAAGAGCAGAGGGTGGTGCGTCCAAAAGGTCTGGCCTAAAAAACATATATGATTTTGGAATTACCAAAAGTTCTAGCAAACGTATGCAGCATAGGTTATTTCCGTTTATCTTTGATGATAATGAGCGTTATATAATTTCCGTAGAAGATGCTAAGGTGCGTGCCTTTAGAATTGTAAGCGAAACCTCTGTAACATTAGTCTCAACTCTTACTGCCGATACTGCAAGTGCTGCTCTGCCCTTTGATGATGATTACCTGCACCAATATACCTACGCCCAATCTGGCGATGTTATGTTTATCTGTCATCCTTTAATTGCAATACGGATGCTTACGAGAACTGGCCTAACTTCTTTTGAAATTACGACTTATAGCTTTGATAATAGGTCTGATGACAAACAAACTTACCAGCCTTACTCTACGTTTCACCCTACTGGAATGACTCTTGATCCCTCTGCAACTTCTGGCACTGGTATTACTTTAACTACGAGCGCGGCTTATTGGGATACCAGTTCTCCCTCCAAACATATTGGTTCTAAAATAAGATACGGGTATGAGGAAATACTCATTACTGCCGTTACTAATTCAACAGTTGCTACGGGTAATGTAGTTAATGACTTAACTCAAAAACTAGCTGTGCTTAATCCGTTTAGAACTATATCCGGCAGTACTACTGTTGAAGTTACTATGCTTAATCACGGCTTTGAGGGCAGTGAGTCTATTGTGTTTTCCGATGCGTCTGCTGTTGGTAATATAGCAACTAGCAATTTAAATGGCACCAGATCAGTTACTGGTATTATTGACGATAATACTTTTACATTTACTGCTGGTGGGTCAGCTAACGCAGATGCAGATGGAGGCGGTTTTGTTAAGATTGCAACTCATGCCCCTTCTACAAATTGGGATGAGCAATCATTTTCTGCAAAGCGCGGCTATCCTGCGGCAGTAGCTTTCCATGAAAACCGTTTGGTTTTTGCTGGCACAACATCTGAACCAGATAGTCTTTGGTTTAGTAAGTCATCTCAGTTTTTTAACTTTGACGTTGGGGATGGCGAAGACAACTCTTCTATTAATCTTATTGCGGCAACAGGCGATGTTAATGAAATTAGGTATCTTGTTTCTGACAGGGACTTACAGATATTTACTGCATCTGCTGAATTGTATGTGCCTACATTTCTTAACCAAGCAATAACTCCAACTAACGCACAGATAAGAAAGCAAACTCCGTTTGGCTGTGAGTTTGTGCAGCCCACTCCCTTAGATGGAGCAACTGTTTTTGTTCAAAAGGGAAGTAAAGTTGTAAGGGAATATCTTTATACTGACTCTGAGGATGCTTATACATCAACCGCTGTGTCTACTATTGCTTCTCATTTAATAGTCGACTTTAAAGACATTGCTGTGTGTAATGGGGCTTTTGAAGAGGCTGAGTCTTATAGTGTTTATGTTTCCACAAATGGTGACTGCTCTGTTTTTGGTTCCAATAGGGCGGAGAAAAGAGCGGGTTGGTCAAGGTTTACTACTCAAGGAAGTTTTGAATCTATTGTTGCTATTGATGATCGTCTTTTTGCATCTGTTTGGTTTGATGATACTAACCTACGTCTTTGCGAGTTTAAAACTACTTTCAACTTAGACAATGCAAAGTCATACACTCTTTCAAGCAATGCAGTTTCTGTTAGTTCCGACTTTGCTAACAGCACTGTTGTTCATGTTCTTGCCACTACGTCTGCGGGATTAATAGATTATCTTGGCACTCATACTGTAACGAGTGGCAACATAAGTTTAGCTAGCTACGATACAACTTATGCAACTGCTGAGATTGGTTATTCTTTTCCAGTTACTTTAACCACAAATCCAATAGATGCCCAAATTAAAACTGGCCCTGTTACTGGTGAGCCAAGAGGTGTTGCGACTGTTGTTGTTGATTTGGTTGATACTAAATCTGCGTCAGTAAATACAATTAATCTAATATCTGATTCTTCTATTACTGGTAAGAAAGAGTTTAGATTACTGGGTTATAGTCGTGATCCACAAGTAACAGTATCACAATCAGAGCCATTATCTTTTCAATTAAATGGCTTAACAGCGGAGTTAATAATCTAATGTGGAGCGCAATCGCCTCTCTTGGTTTTGCTATGATTTCTGCAAAGGGGCAGAGACAAGCTGGTGCAGCTTCTTTAAGAAGCGCAAGGGCGCAAGCCTACGATATAGGCACGTCAATTAAAATAAACGAAGCTAAGGTGCTTCAAGAGCAGGGACGTAGAGCAGAAGAATTACGCACCGCAGAGGCTAGTAATATAGCTTTGTTTAGTACGTTTAGCGATGCTTCTAGTAGTAAATCTGTTCCAGCGTTTCTTAATAAGCAAAGAGAAATTGCTGGCTCTGACATTAGCACCATTAGTTTTATGGGTGAGG